TCACCCGCTACGATCTTGTCAACACCAAAAACGGTTAGGTGTTTGTAGAATGCCTCCCAAGTACAACTATTACAGTTCGTGCCTGGAGCACCCTCAAAAACATAGGGGTTCAACTGGAAACATCGGATGAAAGCCAGGAGATGTGATCGCACCACATGATTCCAAGCAGCAGGGCCACTCATAAATCCACGGGTCTTCTTGATCAACCTCTTAGCCTCCGAAATGGGCTCATCCTTGAGATTCATGATATACACGGGCATGTATCTTTCACCACGCGAGTAAACATCACGGATCAGGTCAACCTCATCTTGGATCTCCTGACACCACTCAACAGCATCTGAGTAAACATCATCTGCCGGGAGAGGGTTCAAGAAATGCACCTTCGGCTTCCGGTAGGGATAACCCATGCTCGTTTGACGCTTCATCTTGTCCAGGAATTTCACGCCTGGATAACCGTTCAACGTGATCTTGTCATCCAATTGGACGATCTCACGAAGGTCAGTGCTTTTCAGCTTCGACAAAACATCCCGAGTATATGCAGCAACGCACTTGTCAACCTTACTCTGTGAAAACTCAAAAGTCTGAGTCACCACTGGTTCGACATTGTTGTGCCACACTTCAGGGCCTCGCATCTCCGGCTTGACCATGCGGTCCACAAAACCTTCAGCGACTGCAGCTGCACAAAGGGCAGTTTTAGTCACATTAGATGTAGGGGCAACACGGAAAGAGCCAGCTGGGGTACTTCCATAAACCATAGCTTGGCCTTGTTCAGGCCATCGCAACACGGACTTCTGGTGGAGTTTGCCAACAACCTCATTCAATCGAGGTCGGTTAGGCTGAATGATATTCCCAAAATGCGCAATTGCACTGGTAACATCCTCCATCAAAATCTCCGCACTACCAGCCTGGCCGGCAGCTTCACGCCATGTTTGGTGCAAACCCAAAATCACGGGACCAGCAGGAGTAAACCCAATTAAGGGAGAACCACACTGTCCGAAAAGGGTCGGCACTTTGGCAGCACCGTACCAAGCTTGCGTTGTATGCGGAATACTAGCAAGTGGACTCTCCACTCCAGCACGAATGGCCTGGAATGAATTCTTCACAACAAGCCCGGTGTTTGTGCGCGAGATCAAAGATCCGTTGCAAACCAACGAGCGGAACTGCTGCTTGAAAAACATGCCAGTCAAATCGGCTTTCGGGGGGAGAATACAGGTGAAGAAAGCAAGATCCCTTTCGGGAATTCGCAGAATATCTTCCTGAATCACTCGCATCGTAATGTTGCTGTTCACTTGGTTCAACTGAGGCATCTGGATGACGTCCATCTGGAACTCCTT